ATAATAATTTATAGTCCTACTATAACTGCTGGTGTTTCTTTTGATGTTGAAAAACATTTTTATAAAATTTTTGCTGTTATTAGTTGTGGTTCTGCTTGTCAACGTGATTTTTTACAAATGTTAGCACGTATTAGAAACCCTATTGAAAATAAAATTACTATTTTTAATGATGGCATTAAAGGAAAATTAAACTGTTTTTTTACTTTTGATGAGGTTAAACAATCATTGATTGAAACAAGAAAATTAAAAGTGATTTATAAAGATGGTAAAAGTAAAATGGATTTAGACTTAACTATTTTTGATATTAATTCAATATTTAATGAAGTTGAAAAATTAAATAAAATTGAACCTTTATTTTTACAATACTTATATAAAATAGCATCTGAAAAAGGTTATAAAATAGAACATTCTGAATACGTTCAAGAAAAAGATGAAGCAAAAGAACAAAATACAGAAAGAAAAACATTTGAAAAAACATTGGAGAGTAAAGTAGATAAACTTAAAAATGCCGATATTATTGGTAGTATGGAATTTGACACATTATTAAAGAAACAATTAAAACAAGAAGAAAACACAGATGAACATTTTAAAATTTCTAAATCAGTTTTAAGTAAACAAATAGGTTTAAATTTTGAAAATGATAACCCATTAACAGACTCTTTAATTAAAAATTATTATAATTGTCCTTCATCTATTAAAAATTTTAGTTATCTAATAGACGAAAACAATATTAAAGACATAGACGATAATTTTACAGAAAATAAAAGAAAACAAGTATTTTTAATTAAAGAATTTTTTAATGATATGGGTATTAAAAGTATTTATGATAATAATGAGTTTACTTATGATGAATTTACAAAAAAATTAGAGAATTTAAATATATTTAAACAAGAAAATCAAATAATTTTTCATACAGGTAAAAAGAAATTTGAATATACAACAATAAAAGAAAAATATATTAATACTTTACTAAAAAATTATAAGCTAACTTTTGCGATTGGATTTGGAGGACGTCAAAAGATAAATAAAAATAAAATTTATACATTTTCAAGATTACACGATATTGAAGAAATTATTTATTACAAAAAAGAAAAGAAACATATTAAAGATACACATAATTTAGTTCAAAAACCTGAAATATTAAAATTTCAAGAATTATATGTACCATTACCAGAACCAAAAATTTTCGATGAATCAAATTTAGATGAAGGAGTAATAAAAGATGAAAAAGAAACAATATTTGAAAAATATTCAAAAGTATAAACGCCTAAAAATTAACATTATTTATTTAAAAAGTCACGGGATTTTTCTGGATTCTTTTTTTATATATATATTTTCCGGAAAAATCCCGTGACTTACGATATAATATAATACGGAATTTATAAGCCCAATTAGTCAGTATATTTATTTTTTAAAAACCCATATTTGGTTTTTTAAAAAATGTCATTTATCTAAAAAATATTTTTATCATTACAATATTATAATGATAAAAAAAATAGATGGCTTTCATGTTGGTTTTATAGTTTCTATTATTCAAATTGGTATAGGTGATATATATAGGTATTATAAAAATAAAGAATATAAAAAAAAAAATAATTTACTTTTTAATAAATATAAAATAAAATAAAATATAATGTATAATATTATATATATATGAATAAAATATTATATCATACAATAACATTTAAATTACCTGAAGAACAAGTTTATAAAAATAAAAAAGGTGTTTTACATATTGCTCCAACATTAACTAAAACTTTTAGAGTTACAAAGCGTTTAGGATTACCAAGTATAATTTTTAAAAATGATGAACATATATTACATCCCGTAATTGAAAATAGGGGAAGTATAAACCCAGAAAAAAATAAAATAAATTTTCATACTATAACCATTAAAGTACCAGTTGATCAAGTTTATAAAAGCACTAAAACGGGTAAATTATTGATTGCACCTACTTTAACAAAAGTAAATAATCTTACATCAAGAGAAAAAAAATTAAGTTTAATACTAGAACATGACGCTCATATTTTACATCCTGAAATATCTAATGAGGGGACTGTAGAAACTTATATTAAACCAACAAGGAAAAAAGCCCAAGAAAAACCAAAATTAGAAGTACCAAAATTTGAAGAACCAATACTAGAAGAACCAATACTAGAAGAACCAATACTAGAAGAACCAATAAAAAAAACTACAATGAAAACTAACATATTTGTTAAACAGCCAGAAGAATTAGAAGAAGAAGTAGAAAAAACAGAAGCAGAAGAACCAATTAAAAAAACTACAATGAAAACTAAATTATTTGAAGAAGAAAGTGAAGAACAAGAAAGTGAAAAAGAACCAGAAATAATTCATGTTGTAATTGATGGCGAACCAGTAAATTTACCAGAACCAGAAGTACAACCAATAAAAACTGAAACTATTGTTAATGATTTATATACAAAAATTCATGAATTTGAAAAAATAGGACGTGAAAAAGGTGCATCACATTATGATTCATCTGTATTTATTCAAAGTGTGATTTATATTGCTTTATTAATGGAGTATGAGCGTAAATGTGCTATTATGTCCAGCGATATAATGGATATAAGAATTAATTCAAATGATAAAAGTACAATGAATAAAAACTTTTTTAACAGTGCTAAACAATTATCAAATGATTTATTAGATTGTATTAAAAGAGGCGAAAAAATAATCGGTATTCCTCTTGGTTTATCATTTGGTGTATCAACACTAGGACATGCGAACATGTTGATTTATAGACCAGAACAAAACACTATTGAAAGATTTGAACCACATGGTAATGCTTATGCTTCTGGACACCCTGATGATAGAACATTTAATAGAATATTAAAAGAAATGTTTGAAGTTAAAATGAAACCATATTTAAAAGAATATACACCAACATATATACCACCTGATCAAATATGTCCAAATTTGCGAGGATTCCAAACATTAGAAGGAACGTTACAAGGTTTAAAAAAAGAAGGTGGGGGGTTTTGTGGGTTGTGGGCTTTATTTGCTTTAGAATTAATGTTTATTAATCCAGATAAAACGACACTTGAAGTAATAAAATTAGCTTATGAAATTTCTGATGCTAAACCAGAATATTTAAAAAATGTTATACGTGGTTATTTAGTTAAATCAGAAAAATTAATAGATGATTATATTAAAAAAATAAATGCTACTGATTCATTTGATTATTCTAATTCTAAAGAATTTCATTCTAAAAAAAATGTTATACAAAATGAATTATTAACATTATTAATAAGTTGGAAATCTGAAAGTTCATTAATCTCAGAGTTAAATAAAAAAAAAACAATAGAAGAAGAATATAATAATAAATATGATAAATTAATAAAATTATTAATGAGTAAAACAAAACAAGAGATTAATAAAATGTTAATAGTTCTTATTCATAGTCAAATACCCCAAAAATATACATATAAAGAAATTATAGATACAATTATTGCATTATTCGGTAAAAAAAAATATGCTGGAAAATTTACAGAAAAAAAGATATTTCAATATTTTGGTGAAAGTGGTGGATGTTTTAAAATATGTCCTAAAACTGGAAAATGTAAAATAATATCAACATGCGGGGGCATTAGATTATAACCTAAAAATTACATTATTTTAACGGGATTTTTTTGAATTTTTATTTATATATATAATTTCTTGAAAAATCCCGTGAGTTTTTTAAAAATATAAAATAATATGTTATATTATTTTATATGAGTGAGTGGATTCAAACATTCGACGGTGTTTTTTTTATAACTATTGCAACTTTAGTATGTGGTTCTGTTGGATTGGTTATAAAATATTGTTTAAAAAGTAAATGCGATGAGGTAAATATATGTTATGGATTAATTAAAGTTCATCGAGATGTAAAAGCCGAAATTGAATTAGAAGAAAAAGAATTAGAATTAGGTAATGATGAAAAAAGTAATGATTAATCAAATGATACGATTAATGATTTATTTCTTATAATTGGGGTTGTCATTGGTTTATAATATATTCCACGTGCTTTAGGATTTTTTTTACGATATTCTTCAGCTTTTTTTAAAATTTCTTCTTTATGTGCTGGATAATAAACAGTATTGTAATAAATTTTTGCTCGTTCATTGTATTTGTCTTTATTTTTGTAATATCTTTTAAGTTGCTTGGACATTTCGTTTTGCATGTTATATATATAATATATAAAAAGATTTTTTTATATATTTTTTTTCCGTATTATGTATAATTTATGAATTTTTAGACATTGAATAAAGTAAATAATATCTAAAATTAGATATTTTTAGATAAATAATTAGATATATGTATGTAAATATCTAAAAATAGATAAATAATAGATAATTAAATGTAAATATTTATAAATATTTACTAATATATATCTAAATAATATCTAAATAATATCTAAAACTATATATTTTAACATAAATATCTAAAAAATATCTAAAAAATATCTAATTTTAGATATTAAATCAAGTTAAATATATTAAAAAATATAATATAATTATAAAAATTAAAATATATCATATATTTATATAATGTTAGAAGAATCGCCAGATGTTTTTTATGTTGATGTATTAGTTTCAAATGTAAATTCTAATTACACAACCACACAGACATATGCAGAATATAATGAAACAAGAACAATCCCATATTTATATAATCCGGATCAATATTATGGGGCTGTTGTTCAATTTAATATACAAAACACAGATGTCCCAATTTTAGATGTAGTTATTCAACCGCGTCAAAATAATGTAAATTTAACGATTTATCAGATTGTTTTAGAATACAATGGAACAGAAATATATCAAAATGTAATTTATTCACCCCAAAATTTAACAATTACGCCACCTTTGCCACCTTCTTCATATCCAGACGGATTTCAAGATAATGATACAGGGTATTATTCAATTTTTTCATATAATTATTTTTGTATGTTATTAAATAATGCCTTTGAATCTGCTTATAATCAATTACAAATTAATTTCCCCGCCTTGCCAAATGATGGACAACCGACCATAAAATTTAATCCCATAACTCAACTTTTTTATATGCCTAATTTAAATAATACTTTATATAATCAAGATTTAGCAACTCCACCAATAAATATATATTTTAACGGTGCTTTACTTCATTTATTTTCATTCTTTCCATCTTCAACAATTTTATTAAATAATCAAGCATATGAACAATTATTAATAAATAATACTACAACTATATTAAACGGAAATACAATTTCATTCACGCAAGAATTACAATCTATAAATTTGTGGTCTCAAATATCATCTTTAGTTATTACAACACAAACTATACCAATAATCAGAAGTCAAACTTTTTCACCCGCTTTATATTATTCTGGAACTATTGAGCCATCAAATAATAACAGTCAAACCCAATCTATTTTATTAGAATATGCTGTAGAAAACTCGATATATACGAAAAATATTGTTTATAATCCATCAGCACAATATAAATTATTTGAACTAACTACACAAACGCCTTTATATAATCTTGATTTAAAATTTTATTATAGAAATTCATTCGGTCTTCTTATTCCTATAAGTCTTAATAGTGGCTCATCATTAAGTGTAAAAATTGGTTTTTTTAAAAAGTCTAAATTTAGTTCTTTAAAAAATTTAAATTAAAAAAAAGTATAAATAAAATTTTTTTTTAAAAAAAAAATATATAAGTTATATATATATATAAATGTCTAACGATATAAAAGCTATTAATATTGTAGATAGTAGAATCAACGATTTAACTAATGACATGATTTTTTCTGTTTTCGATGGAGGGACACAGTGCACCTATCAGCAATTTCCATTCAATAGTGCTTCTAATTCAAATTTAACAGCCAATATACAGATAAATTAATTGTCTGTGTCTATCCAAAAGATAGGCAAGTCTTATTTTATAAGGCGACACGTCCAAACTGCGGGGATATCTTGTTAGGTCTATAATACTAAGTTATATAAGAAATTATATAATGGCTATAGTTAATCACTATAGGTATAGTAAAAAGTTATAGAATAAAGACAATCCGCATCCAAGCCCCTAAGTCCGTTATTGTGAGGATATGGGGAAGGTTCAACGACTAAATGGAGGTGGGCATGAGAAGATTAACAACCTTCGATGATTGCTTAAGATATAGTCTAGTCCTTATGGAGACATAAGGCTCACGACGACCAAGTGAGAGTATACTATCAGATGCCAGAGTATTATTAAAAAGTGATTTAAATTTAACTATAACTGTCGGCAATGTTCCAGCTACAAAGCAAGCTTTTCAATATGGGTTAACAGATAGCTTAAATTCTTTTGCCCTTCAAAGTTTATTTACTACAACTCAAGTAACAATTAATAATGCCACTAGTTCAACAAATACAATTGATGTTTTACCATTTATAAAATTACTTGAAGATTCTAAAAATTCCGATAAAATAAATTCTACAAGTCCCGATTATGTTAATGAATATTGGGGCATGTATTCAGACGCTATTCTGACCAATTCTAATCCTATGGCATCATATAATGAGGCTTCTTATGACAATTGTAGAATACCCAATGGGGCATATCCTGCAACCATAACCGTAAATCATTATATTAATGGTGTTTATACTGATTCAAGTTTAATATCAACTGCAACTACTGATACATGGGTTATATACCTAACTTTTAAAGGATTAACCGAACCATTTTTATGTTTATCACCTTTTGCAAATAAAGACTTCAATAAGGCCGGCTTATTAGGTATTAACAATATTGCTATGACGCTTAATGTTGATTCAGCTTGTCGAAAAGTTTGGGCAACTGGTAATTCTTTTGTTAATAATGCAGGTACTGGTTTATCTTCATATATCACAAATATCACATTAGGTAATCCATCATCTAATGGTTTAGGCTTCACCAATTCCAAATTAATGTTCAATTTTTTAACGTTGAGTGACTTGCAGTATTCTAAAGTGTCGACTCGTTCAATTACTAATTACAGCGACTATTCTAGATACCTGTCTCCGGCTTCTTCAAGTCCACTTGTTTCTGCTGGTGGTTCAGGAAGCGTTACATTTCAAAATATTCAGCTAAATCAAATTCCAAATTTACTCGTTTTTGGCTTACGTGTTCCAATTTCTTCACAAAATTGGGCATACACTGATAGTTTTTTAAAAATTAACACTGTTTCAATAACTCTAAATAATCAAAGTGGCCTTTTAGCGTCTGCCCTTATTCAAAATATTTATAATATGAGTGTTGATTCTGGAAGTCATCAATCTTTCTATTCTTTTGCTGGTAGTGCAAATGCGATACAAAACGGAGTAGCTAAAACAATACCGACTTTAGGCAGTATGATTTGCATCAACCCAAGCAAGTATTTAAGTTTAAATCCACTTCTTTCAAATTCTTCTATTGGACAATTCAATCTTCAAATTACTATAACATCATTTGAAAATCAGTTCCCTTTTTCAATTCAACCAGAAGGAATCATAATGTGTCTCAACAGTGGCTATTTTGTGACTGAAACTGGAAGTAGTTCTATATTCACTGCTGTTCTTGATAGACAAATGGTACTAGAAGCAAAACAACAAGAACATCATTCAGTTATTGATGAGGAATTATATAAACGTACTGTAGGCGGTGCAATGCATCACGGTTTTGCTGGTATTTCTAAATTTGTTCGTAATATGCATCCTGCTAAAATTATGGGGAAAATGATGGGTATGCATGATGATGAAGAAGGAGGAAAACACAGAAGAAAAGTTTGTATTACAAAATCAAAATTACATAAATTACTCAGATAAATATATATAATAATTTAAAAATATTTTTTAATTATTTTTTTTTATATGTATAATATATATATATATAAATGTCTATGTTATCAAATCAAAAAATCATAAATGAAATAAACGCAATAAGGGATAGTTTTATAAAAACACGTCCGGCAATGCATATGAACAGTTTTGTATCATCACGTAAAGAACCTTATAATTTAGGTGATGGAAGTTATCACAGATTACAAACATTTTTAAAAGGTGGAGGAGCACCGATGGGAATGAGACACCCGTTAGGATATGGAAATATTAATGGGAATACATTACACCCTGACCCGTTATATTCTGGAATAGTTTATAGACCAGTAAAAGGTGGTGCATTGCTTGGTGAAAATATGCCATTAAATGGTGGTGATTATGAAACTGAAAGTGATTCAGAAAGTGATAGTGATTATTCTGATAGCGATGAAGAAGGGGGTGATTTAATGTCTGAATCTTCTGAAGGTGAATACAGTTCAGATGATGAAGGAGAAATCGGTGGCGGTGTTTATGATTCTTATATTAAACCAGCAGGAAAAGCATTAGGCTCAACTTTATACAATGTTGGTAAAGCAACTTTTCATGACGTAGTAGTTCCAATTGGTAAAGAATTATTAAAAAAAGCAATAATGGGTGCATTAGTTGGTGCTGGTCATAATCATGTTTTTGGTGGTAGATTAACAGGAACACGTGAGGAATTTATCCACATATTAAAAAAAATTGATCCTAGTTTTAAAGCAAGTAGAAAACATACTAAAAATGATTTACGTAATGAAGTATATAAACATCTTGGATCAGCCATGTCGTCAAAAGATTTAGCAACGTTACATTATTTAGATGCTTTGGCAGGTTATGGTGTTGAACCTGATTCAAAATATGGAGCAATAAAAACAGAAGGCGGTTTAAATGGTAAAAAAAAAGAATTACAAGAAATTTTAAAAGCAATGTATCCAGAATTAGATTTTAAAAAAATGTCAAAAGAACAAATTTTAAAACATATTACTGGTCATATTAACGAATCAAAAAAAAATATGGAAGTAAAACATACAATACCTGAAGAAATTGAATCACCTGTAGAAATTGAACCACCCGCACCAATAGAAACAGTTCATGAAAAAGTTAAAAAACCAAGAGGACGCCCAAAAGTAGAAAAACCAGTTAAAGAGAAAAAACCAAGAGGACGTCCAAAAGTTGAAAAACCAGTTAAAGAGAAAAAACCAAGAGGACGCCCAAAAGTAGAAAAACCAGTTAAAAAAACTACAATGAAAGTTAAAATTTCAAAACCACAAACAGAAACAGAAACTAAAAAACCTCTTGAAGCATTAGAAGATATGTTTAAAGAGATTGAAGGAGAACCAATAATAGAAGCAGGTAAAATTAAAAAATTAATTGGAACTAGAAGAGGAAATAAAGCAAGAGGTGCAATAGTAGCTGAAATTATGAAAAAGAAAGGTTTAAATTTAGCACAAGCATCTAAATATGTTTCACAACATAATTTATATTAATTTATCATTTAACCATTGAACATTTTTATAAATATTTGGATATTTTCCCCATAGTATATAAGCACTTAATAAAGACGGTGAGATTATAAAATTATCTATTAAATACTTTTCATTTTTATTTTCATAGTGTCTAGCCCAATAATTATAACGTTTTTTAATATCATGATGCTCAATATAAGTATTTCCACCTAATAAACCAAAATCGATATGTGTACCATCATCAATATATGCCCTTAGACGTTTATGTTTAATTGGTGATTGTTCTATTCTTATTATTTTCATATATATAATAAGAATATATTTTTTTTTAAAAAAATTATTGTTTAAATTTATATTGTTCTAAACTCGTAAGACATATTAAATACATTTTACTCATCCAGCCATCTCCTCCTTTTACTAATCGTTTGTATTTTTTTTCTGTAATTATTTTTTTTAAATCTTCTACTGGTATTAAATATAAATCAAATAATTCATCAGGTTTTACTATAAAATAAGCATAAATATCCGCTTCTGTTGTCATTATTCCCGATGGTTTCCCCCTACATTCAAATTCTAACGCGAGATTTAAAGTATTTATCGCCCTTCTGTCTGATTTAACTTCATATTTAGTTGTAATATCATCTTTAGTTATTGTTAAATCATAATTTTTATTAAAACCGTCTTCACTAATATCTTTTTTTTTCGAGTATCCTACTTTATGTGTAAATGAATCATGTGGCAATAATTCAATTAATTTTTGTTCATATTTTTGTCCGAATTTTAAATCAGAAATAAACATTTATATATATAATATAATTTAGATATTTTTTTTTCCATTTTATATATTATATATCATAAAATATAAAAATGAATATACTAAGAAAATTAATTAAAAATTCCGTATTATATTATATCGCAAGTCACGGGATTTTTCCGGAAAATATATATATAAAAAAAGAATCCAGAAAAATCCCGTAAAAAATTTAAAATAAATAATGTAATTTTTGGGGCTTTTAATTTCTTTTATTATTATATATAATGGATTACATGGTAAACAGTGAAGACTTAAAAAATTTATTAGGTAATGATTTACGTATAATAAAATTTCAAGATTTAAAAAATTATTCAACTATATATCAGCTATTACCTAAACAAAAAGATTATGTTGTCATTTTTTTTACTGATAATATGAAAAATAATACTAATATAGGACATTGGACATGTGTATTGAGATATAAAAATAAATTTGAATTTTTTGATTCATACGGATTACCTGAAGAAGATGAATTATTATTTATACCAAAACCTAAACGTAAATTATTTGGTGAAGAAATAGATTATTTACATAATCTTCTAAAACCTGTTAAACATACTAATAATAAATTTGATTATCAGAAATGGGATGATAAAATTACTACATGTGGTCGCTGGGTCGTCTTAAGAATTACATTATTTAAACAAGGATGTATCACATCAAAAGAATTTCATAAAGTAATCGAGAGTAAAGTTAAAAATTTTGGTGGAAATTATGATAAACTTTCTGTATATTTTACCGAATAAAAAATATATAAAAAAAATATCTAAATTATATATATATATAATGAGTAAAAGAGAAATTACACAAACATCTAAAGACATATATTCTAAAAATGTTTTAAGATTAAATAATGGTGAACCGATTAAAAACTATAATTTTTTAAAAAAATGTGAAGTTATAATGAGTAAAATAAACCATTTAAAACCTAATAGCCAACGTACATATTTAATAAGCATTGTATCAACTATAAAAGGTTTAAAAGGCTTTGATAAAGAATTTAAATATTATTATGATCAAATGATGAAACTAAATAAAGATTTAAAAAATAATAATACTAAAAGCGAAGCACAAACAGAAAACTGGATATCACAAACAGAAGTAAAAGAAATATTTAATGAATATACAAAAAAAGTTGAACCCTTATTCAAACTAAAAAAATTAAATGAAAAAGAATATGATGATATTTTAGATTATGTAGTTCTCTCACTTTATGTTTTAAATGAACCTAGACGTAATAAAGACTATCAATTAATGAAGGTACTAAAAACAACAAAAGACTTTAATGATGATTATAAAAATTTTAATTATTATATGCCAACAACAAAAAAGTTTTTATTTTATAACTACAAGACGAAAGGCACATATCAATTACAAGAAGTTTCAGTTAACGAAACATTACAAGAAATTTTATTACAATATTTAAAAATACATCCATTAAAAAAAGAAAAAAATTACTTTTTATTAGTTGATTATCGTGGTGAAGAATTAAAACAAGTTAACTCAATTACTAGAATTTTAAATAGAATTTTTGATAAAAAAATTGGGGTTAGTATGTTAAGAAATATATATTTAACTGATAAATTTAAAATACCAATGGAAGAATTAAAAAATACAGCTTCAAATATGGGTACTTCTTCTAATACAATTCAGAGTAATTATGTTAAAATAGACAATAAATAAAAATAAAAAATATATATTATATATTATATATGAATGATTTTACAATACATGAACTAAAAGAATTAATACTTTATAATTTTACTAAAAAAAATAAATTACCTAAAGAACCACCAATAAAAGAACCAACTAAAAAAAAATTAATTCCTAATTATGATAGAGTATATGAAGAAAATCTTGATAATTTAGATGACTTCAATTTAAATTTTGGGTTAAAATATTTAGAACCTAAAAAAACATTAAAAGTTAAAGAAAAAACTGATGATGATAATGATGATGATTGGTTTGATATTGGGGCGGGTCATTCTAATGTTCAATCTGTTCTAATACCTAAAAAGAAATTTAGTAAAAAAGAAGCAATCAAATATATTAAAAAACATTTTCAATTTAAAAAAATAGATGAGAAAACTAATTATTATCGTTTTAGACAATTCAATCCAAAAAAACACGCTCATTATTTTTCAAAAAAATTAAAAAATGGTATAATTTTAGTTATTGATTATAATGATGATATTGGCGGTTCTCTTCCTGTAGATACAATTTATAAATCAATTAAAAACGGTTATACAAAAGCATCAGGAAAAAATGATATAATTAATATTGATGGTTATATAATAAGTATGGCAGATAGTACAAATGAAGTACAAGTTTATATTAATTTTAAAGAAAGACGTATAATAATAAATTTTGTAGGTACTTATTCATCTTCAGATTGGTATAATAATTTTAAATATGTTATTGGCGGATATGACGACACAAGAAGATTTAATCACGCTAAAGACGTTTTAGAAAAAATATTGAGACTATATCCAACATTTAAAATAAGTTTAGTCGGTCATTCTCAATCTGCCGTAATTACACGAAAATTAGGCAAAGAATTTGGTAATAAAATTTTTG